ATTGATGGTCAACCTGAGATCAGAAATGAAATTGTAGAAGGTGTGTACGGTATGCTTCGTAACGCCATGCTTGGTGCTCCCTCTACTTTCTTCAAAGTGTTTGTGGGTAACAAAGCGATGATGATGAATGAAGTCGTTACGCACATGGCAGGTGCCGCTATTCGTCTTGACGGTGCTGATATAAAACGTGGTTGGTATGCATACAACTCTATCTTGGATGGTTTTTTCAAAGGATCTAAGTACGCTGCCAAGATTATGTACAAGGCATCACGTAACGAGGATATTATTAAACCTCAGATGCGTAATGACATCGTTAACCGTAGCGCCCAAAAGCTAAAGGTTATGCAGTCCTTTGCTGAAGCAGCTTTTGCTGAAGGCAACGAAGGACCTATGTACTTGTATAATGTTGCTAAGAACCTGCAAGACATTAACGATCACGTACTTTCTAGGTATGGTCCTAATGCTATTGCAGCTGATGACGGGTTTACTAAAGGGGTTTTCCATAACATTCGTTCCCGTTTTGAAGCGTATGACGAAGCTATAACTAAAGGTCTTCCTATTGACGAAGCAGTGGATGCTCGTGCTCAGGAAATCTTTAAAAGCTATTATGATGAAAACGGACTGTTGTCTAACCCTGCTGCTGAGTACATCGCCAATGATATTGGCATGAACTTGGATAGTCCTCAGACTAAAGCTATCGGGACTTTTATTAAAACTTTCCCGTTCCTTCGTCCGTTCATGTTCTTCTCCACGGCAAAAGGTAACGCTGTTAGACAGTTTGTTGAACATAGTCCTGTTAACGTTTTCATGAAGGACTACGATAAACTGATTCTCAACACTCCTATGCGTGAGTTGACTGATCAGGAGATCGACGCAATTATGACCCCTCGTGGTCTACCTGCTACTCGTGCAGAGTATGACGCTCTGAAATCCAAGTATATTGGTAAGGTAGCTGTCGGTACTTCGGCAATGAGTCTTACCTTCGGTATGTTCCTGCAGGGACGTATTCGTGGTAATGGTCACTTCCAAGCTAACCGTCAAAAGGTACGTCGTGCTACTAACTGGCAACCGAAGACCTACATGGGTTTGGATGGAAAGTGGTACAGCTACGAATGGCTTGGTCCTATTGGTGACTGGGTTGCACTCATGTCTGACGTTATGGATGCAGGAAGCAGCATCACTCAAAACGATGCAGCTAACCTGACCCGTAAAGCAGTCTTTATCTTTGCCTCTGCTCTTGGCGACCGTCAGATGTACAGCAGCCTTGAGCCTCTGATGGACATGGTGTCTGGTGACATCTCTGGTGGTCAACGTTGGGCAGCTAACATGACCAGTAACCTCGCGCCCCTTGGTGGTCTGCGTAGGGATATGGCTCGTCTGATGAACCCTGCATTACGTGAAGTTAACGATGACTTCCTCAGTTTGTTGCGTAACAACAACAACTGGCTTGACATGGTTGACAAAGAAGGTGCTCTTCCTGAGACCTACGATTGGCTGACTGGTCACCCTGTTGGAGTTGCTGAAGACTGGAAGGTTCGTGCCTGGAACGCTTTGTCACCGATGAAAGTGTATGAGGGACACGCCAAGATTCCTGAACGCCAGTATCTACAGGATATTGAATACGATGCTGTTCCTATCTTTAACAAAGGTGAAAACGGTGTTGACTTGACTCCTGATGAACGTTCTGAGTTGTACCGTATTATGGGTGAACAAGGTACGTTTAGAAAGGCAATTGCCAAGATTATGAACGAGTATCCTGCAGATGACTTCAAAACTTCCTTAAGGGAAGCACGTAGTCTTGCACCTGCTGGTGAGAAGATCCCTGCAGATAAGTGGAACTATGTATATAACCGTCTCGACATGGCAGCTCGTGCTGCTAGGGAAGAAGCATTTAACCTGATGAGTGACGAGATGAAAGCAGATCTGAAATCTAGAGAATACGCCGCTGGTGTTAACGCTCGACGTGTTGCCCGTGGTGAAGTCCCTAGTGCTCTGAACATGACTAACAAATAATCCACCCATTCCCAATTACTAATTAGCGTAATGGCTGTTAATCCAGAACAATACTATACCGGGGATGGATCTCGTACTCTATTCCCGTTTTCATTTCAATATCTTGATGAAACTGACGTTAAAGTAAGTGTTGACGGTACAGTTAAACCAACAACTGAATATTCTTTTGCCAACGCTACAACTATCTCTTTTAATACGGCACCCTTAGCTAATGAGGAAGTCCGTATTTATCGAGACACTAATGTTGATGAACTGAAGGCTACATTCTTTGCAGGTTCCGCCATTCGAGCGAATGACTTAAATGATAACCTGACTCAGAACAACTATGCTGTTCAAGAAATCAAAGCTTATACTTGGGACAACGAAACTGCTACCATCCATAGTGACGAAACGTGGGTAAGCTCTGATACTCAGATCGCTACCACCGCTGCTATGGATGCGCGGTTCCTTGATGAAGCTGCTGAGACCATTCTAAGCACTGAAGCTTGGGTTAGTGATGATGATCACATCGCTACTACGGCTTCTATCGACGCACGTTTCCAAGATGAGCTAAGTGAAACTATCACATCTTCGGAGACTTGGCCGAACAATGACGATACTATTGCCACGACTGCGGCGATTGATGACCGCATTGATACTGCTATCACTAATGATATTGGTACCGATGGTACTGGTATCACCGTAACTGACGATGGCGACGGCACTATTACTCTTGGTCTTGGGTCTGGTTCTATTGATCTCGACCGTATAAAAGCAGGTGACATTGTTGCATCTGGGGAAACCTGGGCAAACAATGATACAACTATTGCTACAACTGCTAAAATTGATGATGTAATTGATGATGCCATTACTGGTGACATCCTTATTGATAGCACTGGTTTAACCAAAGTTACCAGCGGTGGGCAAACTACCCTTGGTATTGGTGCTGGCTCTGTCGATCTTGACCGGATTAAAGCCGGTGACATCATCAACCTTGCTGAGCAAGACGCCGGTCCTACTACTGCTGACACCAGCATCTTTACCTCTAGTGCTGCTGCTAAACGGTTTGACACCCTTGTTCAACTAGGTACTCCTAGTGGTAGCGACTATCAAGTAGGTAAGACCTGGCTCCAGAATGATGACGATCTTACGTTGTCTATTTGGAATGGTTCTGGCTGGACTGCTGTCAGCTCTGGCGGTACTTTCCGTGAACAGACTAACGTTGTTTACGTTGATCCTACTGGTGATAACGCTAGCACAGGTCACCGTATTAGTGCACCTAAGCAGACTATTAAAGCTGCTATTGAGCAAATCAACGCTGAGATTAACACTAGCATCACTAACGGTGGTTCTGGTTATGTCGAAGGTACCTACAACACTGTCTCTTTGACTGGTGGTACTGGAACTGGTTTGACTGCTAACATCGTTGTCAACGCTTCTGGTGTCGTCACTACTGTTACTGTTAACAATGCTACAACCCTCCAAAATTATGCTATTGGTGACGTTCTGTCTGCCAGTAATACTGACCTTGGTGGTTCTGGTTCTGGTCTTCAAATCACTGTAACTGGTGATGGTGATGGGCAGATCGTTATTGTGGCTGCTGGTGCTTATCCTGAAGCTGCACCTATCCAAATCAAACGCCGTAACGTTTCGATCATTGGTCAGTCGCTACGTAGCTGCATTGTGCATCCTACCTCTGCAACTGAAACCAATACTCTGTTTGAACTGAACAGTGGTTCTTATATCTCTAACCTAACACTTACTGGTGTTAAGGCTGGTACAGGTACTGGCAACACTCTTGACGCTACCCTGCCTACGACTCAAGGTTGGAACTTTGCATTTTATGAGGATGCATTTATTACTAAATCTCCGTACATCCAGAACTGTACTAACTTCTCGGATAGTGAGATTGAGAACGATCCAGAAAGTGCTAACTACCTGATTCATAACCCTGCTGGTGGTCAAGCTGGTGACACCGACTCCGATCCTACTGGTGGTGGTTTGCTTGTTAACGGTGCTACACCGCACGACGATAGTCCCCTGCGGTCTATGGTGGCTGACAGCTACACCCACGTTGCACTGAATGGTCCTGGTATCCTTGTTGTTAACAACGGTTACACCCAGATTACCAGTAGCTATGCATTCTTTAACAAGTATCACATCAAGTGTCTGACTGGTGGTCAGGCTAACCTGGCTGCTTCTACCACTGACTTTGGTGATCAGGCGTTGGTTGCAGATGGTCAATCTACGACTAATATCTTCACTTCAACTGTTAATGGTGATTTCCTGTCTGGTGTAGACACGTTTACTATTAACGCTCCTAGTGCTGATGCATCTTGGCATGGTACTTCCACTCGTCCACAGTCCAATATGTTGGTTACTGTGAACAGTGTTACCTATCCTATTTTGTCTGCTGTTGCAAACGGAAGTGGATGGGATGTAGAAATCAGCCGTCCTGATCCTACTGACCGTAGTAATAACCTTGGTCTTAATGGTGACATTTCGGATGGTGCTGCTGTTCAATTCTTCCTTCGTTCTCAGATCGCCTCTAGCGGTCACACGATGGAGTACGTTGGTTCTGGTACTGACTACACTGCACTGCCTGAGAACGGTGGTGTACCGATTGAAGCTAACCAGGTCGTTGAATCTAACAACGGTAAGATTTGGACTGCTACTACCGATCACAACGGTAAGTTTAAGGTTGGTGACTTCTTTGAAGTAGACCAACAGCTTGGTTTTGTTACCATTCCTGAAGGTTCTATTGCTTTTAACTTGCTGTCGGATACAACGCCTGAACTAGCTGCAAACCTTGACGCTAACAGCAACCGTATTA